ATCTGGAGCAGCCCGCGCATCTGGTGCGCGCCGTCCGACGCGATCTCCAGCCGATCCACCCGGTTCGGGATGAAGTCGACGCGGAGGAACTTCTTGTCGTTGGGCGGCTCGAATGATTTGTTCGGCCAGGCAATCGGCAGCGCGCCGGCATCGCCGGTCATGTCGTCCAGCACGTCGAACAGGAGGCGCATGATCCGGGCTTCTGTGGACGTTGCCATTGCGCTACCTTGCCCGGATGAAACTCAGCGATGTCGCGATCTACGACCGCATGCACGCTGCCTTGGAGGCGCTCGGCCGCGAGGACGGCGAGACCGGCCACGGCGACACCGCGATCAAGGCGGCGCGGCGCGCGGTAACCCTGCTACAGGCCGGGCACCTGATGATGATGGATGGCGTCGAGGAAGCCCCGCCGCCCGTCAGGACAGGCCAAGACGGCGCATAAGCTCCTGCTCATTCTTGGCGACGATGGCCTGCCACCCCTGCGCTGCCGTCCGCACGAAGGCGTCCGGCGGCTGTCCCCTCGCCCCGTACTCGCGCGCGGCGGCATAGGAGGCCGTGTAGCCGGCATAGAACGTCTGCCCGAGTGTCAGGCCGGCAATCGTCAACTCGACCTGCTCGCCGGCTGGATAGGTTCGGCCCTCTACGGGAGCGGCCTTCGGATCGATGGACGGCATCGCGGACGTCGAGCCCAGCAGCGACGCGCGCAGGAATCCGGTGTCCACCCGCATGCGCCCGCCGGCCCCGCGCGGCTTCTGCATCTCGCTCACGACGTCCTGCACGGACGCCTTGAAGATCGCCTCGACGGCGCCCTCGACACCCTTGCACCAGTCGCCGACCGTGGCGGCGAAGCTGCTCACTGCCGCGTCTCCTGATAGCGCCGGACGACACGGGCGAAGAAGTCCATCTTGTATTCGACCCAGCAGCGGCAGCCGAGGGTCTCGCTGGTCGGTGCCGCCGGATCATGCGGATATCGAATCTGCGCCCCCGAGCGGCTAACGAATGGCTGGTCGAGCGGCACCGTCTGCCCGCCGAGCGAGCCGTGCTGATGCGTCGGCCGCACCCGCCCGTCAGAGGCGTTGCGCCACGTCTTCGTCGTCGTCTCCGCTTCGATCTTCCCCGCCGCCACGGCCTGCCGGATCGCGTCGTCGCGGCCCTTCGCCATGGCCTGCATGGTCTCGTTGCGGGCGATGGTCTCACCGCGAAGCTGGAGGTAGCTGTCCGCGAGCCTGCCCGTGATCTTCGACACTTCCTCGCGGGTGAGCGCGCGCCCCTCGCGAATGGCCTTGAGGACCGTCCGGTCGTGGCGCTTGTCCCGGCGGGTGAGCCCAAGATATTCCCGCATCCGGGCCGGATCGCCGGACAGCAGGTTGTCGCGGGCGCTGTCGACATAGCCGGCCTGCTGGCTGGTCAAGCCAACGACCCCGCCCTCCCGGCGCTGCGTGGCGCGGTTGATGCGTCCGATCACGTCCAGCGCGGTCGTCTTCGGGTTGTCGCCCCGCGCCATCCCCGCCGTGAGGCTGTTCCGCAGGCCGATGACCTGATCGTCCGTGATCCGCGTCACCAGCGTTGCCGCCGACGTCCGCAGCCATTCCTCTGTCGGCAGGTCGCGCACCCCGAACCGGAACACGACGCGGTTGCCGTCGGGATCGCGGGCCCGGATGCCGGCCGCCTCGCCCATGCCGGCAGCGTAATAGGCATCGCTGATCGCGAGTTGCAGCGGGCCGAACGCCGCCGGGTCAAGCCCGACCGCGCGCACCGCAGCCTCGATGTCCCGCCGCTCCAGCGCCTCGACGACACGAAGCAGCGTGATCGCGTCAACCGTCTCCTGCACAGCCCGAAGAAAGGCGTCTCTCAGGCGAGGTTCGTACAGGGCCAGAAGCGCGTCGATCTCGCGGCGGGTCACGGGGTTAGGTCACCCATGCCCACGTGCGCCCTTTGGCGGCCGCATATATCGATTGAAGATGCATGCCGAAGCGCTTGGCCATCGTCTCATATGTGACCTTGCCTCTATTCGCCCGAATCCATCTCACATCGGCTTCGGTCAGTTTCGCGACATGGACCGCTTCGCCTAGGGGCATGGTGCCGTGACGATGTTTTTCCATGTGGTTGGCTGACCTGGTATCCCAACGAAGATGCCGGGGATTGACACAAGCAGTCACGCCACACGCGTGCGCAACCTCATGTCCAGCGGCCGGCGCGGCGCCGTGGACCATTTCACACATCACTTCGTGCGCGCCGCGCATCCGACCACCGAAGGTCAACCGCCCATAGCCGGCGGTCTGTTTCCCAAAAGGCCAAATCAAGCACTCGTCCGAAGCGTGCGCCGTGCGTGTCGTCAGCCAGTCGATCAGGTCACCTGGAGACGCCCTCCCGCCCGTGGCGACGCCGTGTGCACGCGCACGCTGATAGTGCCTGCTGCAATAATCTCCGGCCCCCCGGAGCTTTCCGTTCGCATGCTCGGAGCAACCCGGCGCCGCGCATCTGCGCAATAGCAGGCGGGGGCCCCAGAACAGGTTATCGGCCCGATGATCGGCGATATCTCCATTTCTCCTGTGGAGATGGCCAGCGCCAGATGGCGGCATGCCATGGAAGGCTATCGCGACCATGCGGCCTACCGACACTGACGCATGCGGCTTTCCAGTCTTCGCAGCTTTGACTACAGCGCCGCCACCACTCGCCTGCCTGACAGAAAGAATTCGGGGGTCATCTGGGCGTGCGCGGTGCGGTCCCGACGGCCGCCAACTCCGCACGCGCCCCTGGCTGCTCGCCTCGTATCCCTCATACCCCTCAACAGGGCGCCACTCTTCTGATAGTGCTTCGTCAGCCATCGCGATGCTCCAACATCGTTGCGGTTAGAACCCGTCGCAGCGCTCCAACGCTCGGCGGGTTCGTTATTTTATAGTGCCTACGACCGGATGTCACACTCATACAGCACCGCGACACCAGCGGGCGCCAGCGGCCGGACGACGGCGATCTCCTGCCAGGCCACGGCATCGTCACCGGCAGTCGTCGCCTGCTCGGCTGTGATGCCCTCGGCAATCCGGTCATCGTCGCTCGGGACGACGCCAGCCGCCCCGGAAATGGTGATCGTGCGCTTGGTCTGACCGATCAGCGTCCCGTTGATGTCCCGCAGCTCGCGCTCGGCCACCATGACGCGCACGGTGTAGTAGGTCGGCAGGCCGGTCGGCGGATCGTAGGGTTTTGCAGGAACCCCGCTCGGGCGCTTGCGCAGCGTCGCCGGGTAGCCGTCAGGCGCGGAGACGTCGCCGATGGAGCGGATCGCCTGCTCGACCTCGGCGGCGATGGAGGACCAATCCTCGCTCACGCGCAGCCCCCGCCGCCGATCGACATGAGGGCGAAGCCGTTGGCGTCGCGATCGATGGTGTACGGCCCGAACATCGCCTCGATCAGCGTGCTCACCGGCATCGCCGCATAGGTCTTGCTGGCGTCGCCCGTCACCTGCCAGCGTATCGACTGCACCTGAATGAGCACCTTCTGCTCCGCCGCCGTGTAGGAGCGGGAGAAGAAGCCGGGCGTCGTCAGTTCATAGCCGGCGGCGATGTAGGCGCCTTCCTCGGTCAGCGGCAGGTCGTGCCCGGTCGGCGTGAAGTCGGCGGCATAGCCCGGCAGCAGGTTCGGCACATAGCGCAGGCGGATCATGTCGGACGCGCGCACCAGCGCCGCCGTGGCGAGCGGATCGGTTGCGCTTGCGGGGGCGCCGTTGCCGCGCGCGGTCGCATAAGCCCGCCACCCGGCGATGGTGCCGTACATGGCGCTATCAGCCCTTCGCCGCGCCGGCCACGTACTCGGCCTTTTCAGCCTCGTCCAGGCTGTTGAATGCCTCGGCGTCTTCCTTCGACAGCTTGTCGACGACTTCCTTGCCGTCAGCGTCGAGCACCGAATAGCTGCCGCCGCCGCGATGCTTGGCCTCATAGGCTGGCTTGGCGGGGTTCGTGACGGCCACCTTGCCGCTGCCGCCGCCGCTGATCGTCTCATAGCGGCCCGCCCATTCCTTGGGCTCGCGCTTGAGGGTCAGTTCGGTGCCGACGGCGACCTCTTCGCCCTTGGCGTTGTAGATGCCCGGCTTCGTGATCTTGATGCGCATGGGGCTCATCCTCAGGTGTTGGAGACGGAACGATAGGGCTCACCGAACGGGCCGGCCTTGCGAGCCAGCCCGTCTATGAGACCATCCGGTGGTCAGGATCAGTCGATATCGGTCGAGTAGAAGACGCCGGCCTTGCCGTTGATGTCGGCCCGGATTTCCAGCCCCATCGCCCCCATGACGAGGAACTGGTAGTTGTCCGTCGGGTTGAGGCGCGTGGCCGCCGTGGTGTTCACCGCCATGCCGATCAGCGGGCGGATATAGTCGCTGTTCGGAACGAAGCCGAAGAACTGATTGCCGGTCAGCTCATAGGTGACTTCGATCTTGTTGATGCGGCGGTTGGTCAGCAGGTACTCGTAGAGCTTGCCGCCCTTGAACCCGGCCGAGCCCGAATAGGAGCGGTCGAGGTTGCGGCCGATCTCCGGCGAGATGTAGATGTTGACCTTGCCGGTGACGAGGTTCGCATCGAGCACGGCGCCGAGCGTCTGCGTGAAGAACGCATCGATGGCATCCGAGGTCGTGGCGGTCGCCGACAGGTCGATGTTGGCGCCGCCCCCCGCCGAGCCGAGGTTGATGGCCTTGGAGAGCGGATTGGTGCGGATGCCGGTCGCGGCGTAGCCCTGGAACGTGATGGTCGAATCGCCGTCGAGAACGTACTGCGCCATGTTGCGACGGATCTTGGCGGTGATCGCCTCCTGATCGTCGGACAGGGCGTCGAAGTTCTCGGACTGCAAGGTGTTCCATTCCCGCCATTCGCGGCCGTAGCCGGACTGGAAGATCGGGACCGGAACGCCGCGATAGTCGTAGGCGACCTTGTCGAGCGGCACGGCCGGCTGGCCGCTCATGGAACGCACGACCACGCCGGCATCGCCGGAGACGCGGGTCATGTGCACCAGCTTGCCGATATGCACCGGCTTCGCCAGCGGCATCAGGTCCGCCATGAAGACCTGGCCTTCGTCGTTGCGCATAACCCGGCGGGTGATCCCGTCGAGGTCGAGCCACGCATCGCGCGGGAGGATGGAAGCCGCGTTGCCGAGGAACTCGGCGGTCAGCGCGGCAAGCGTGTCCTCGGTGCGATGGAAATGCTCGCGCACCATCGACACCTCGCCCCACCAAGCCTGATGGGGTCGGGAGTTGGCGACGAGCTGTTCGTCGAAATAGCGCATTGTCGCTTTCTCCTCAGGAGGCGGCCGAGAGGTAGCTCTGGCTCGCGCGGAACCGGATGAGCTGCTCAGAGCCAGAGGTGTTGTTGTAGACCTCCTCGGCGTAGCCGATGACCTTGTCGGACGTGGAGGCGATGGCGAGAAGGCCGCCGGCAGCCGGCGTAAGCGCCGTGCCGATGGCCGAGATGTTGACGCCGTTGGCGATCCGGCCGGCGTAGAGCATCTCCGGGAGCAGCTCCATGCCGATCACGACGTCATCGGTGGCATAGTCGGTATCGACACCCTTCATCGCGAGGTAGTTGTCCTGCGCGATCCAGACCTTGCCGACAGTGGTGGCGGCGGCGTTGTCGAATTCGCCGGAGACGATCACCAGCAGATTGCCGGGGGTGAGGTCGCTATCGGCGGCCGGGAGCTCCCGCACCTGCGGCTTGTTCTTCTCGACAGGGCCGAGGAAGATTTTGTTGTAGCGCGCCATCGTATCAGCCCTCCGCCTTTGGAAGCTTGAAGGTCGGCGCGGCATCGCCGATCCGGGGGGCGCCGTTGAGCGCCGCAGCCTTGCCGGGGGCCGCCTTCTCGCCCAGCTTGCGCAGGGTGTTCAGCGGCGTCGCCTTGGCAGTCTCCTCGTCGAGGAGGTTGGCCTTGACGACCTTGGTGACGAGCTCAGCAAGCTCGGCATCGTCCTTCGCCTTCTGATTGGCGAGGGCGGCGGTCTGGGCTTCGACGAGCGGCTTCACCGCGTTCGCCACGGCGGTGCCGACGGTGTCGCCGATCTTGCCGAGGCCTTCCGAGAGGGTGTCGACCTTCGCGGAAAGCGCATCGAACTGCTCTTTCGAGACAGTGCTCATGTCTGCTTCCTTTCGATTTGCAGAGGGTTCCCGCTCGGGAAGGCCAATGGCTTCCAGTATCGCGGCTTTCATTCGCTCCCAGGTGCCGACGCTGTCGCGTCGCTTGAGAGCCTCAACCAGGCGGGTGCCCGCCCAATCAATTTCACGGTCAGCATCCTCGGCGATGGAGGAGTTGATGACCTCGATCTCTTCCTGCTCGCCCTTCGAGTTGACCAGCATCCCGACGCCCTGCGCAGGCGTGGCCGCCCCTTCCTCGCCGAGGAGGATGGCGTCGTGGTCGAACTCGATGTCGCGAGCGGTGTGCTTGTAGGCGACGTCACCGTTGGCGGCGTCGAGCATGCAATAGAGGCCGGTGGAGGTGTGGACCGGCTCGCCCTTCTCGATTGCTGCCAGGACCGCGCGGCCGCCGACGGATTCCTTCGCGCGCTCGACGTCGATCACCTTGTCGAGCAGGACGCGACCGCCTTCGCGGCGGACGTTCTCGTTCCATGCCCCGACCCATCCGAGGTTGATGCCTTCGGGATCGCGCGCGGAAACGAACTTGCCGTTGATCGTGGGGTGACCGAGCGGGGCCGGCGTCCGGTTCAGCCCGATGTAGCTCTTCTCGATCTCGGCGGCCGGATACATGATGTCGTTCATCACGATGCCGTCCGGCAGCGTGGCGCTGGGGACGATCACGACGTCGCGCCCGTTGCGCTTCTCCTTGCGCACTGCGGCAGCGTTCGCCAGGGATCGAATGTTGACGCGGACGTGCTTGCCCATCAGACGATTCCCACGATGTCGGCGGCCGTAGTGCCGGTGGACATGACGCGGCTCGGGCGAAGGTCGAGGATGCTGCCGGCTGGCACATTCTTGAACACGACGGCAGCCGAGCCGATCGGCCCAACGAGAGAGATGTCGCCAGCGGTTCCGACCCAGAGCGCGCGCGGAACCTGGGGCAGGTCGACGGTGTCGCTCTTCGTGACGGCAAACCACTCTCGTCCCGAGGCAAGCGCCCCGGACGAGGGAAACTGATCGCGCATGGTGGTGTCCTGCGGTTAGGCCGCGTCCTGCGGCAGCGGGTCGTCGGTGGTGGCCGCCCGCTCGTCTTCTTCCGTGGTCTCGTCCCTGAGCGCTTCGGCTGGCGACAGCGGCTCAAGGTCGACGGCGGCACGGATTTCCTCGGGGGTGAAAACCCATTCCGCCGGGCCGGTCTTCTGGTTGACGTCGGCCATCTTCGACGCTCGATCGATCTTCTCGCCCATCGAGCTTTCCGTCAGGTCCGTCCAGTCGATGTGCCAGTCCTTCTCAGGCAGGACGCCGAAGCGCTCCAGCCGGCCGACCATCTCCATCATGTTCGGGATGGCTTGGTTGGTTCGGCGCGACATGTTCGTCTGCGCCCATTCGGCGGCGTCTTCGGTGCTGGCGCGCTCGCCGGTCTGAGTGCCGACGAGTATCTTCAGCGGGATCATGACGGACGCGGCGAATGACTGGAGCGCGATGGCGAAGAAGTGCTCCGGGCTGGGCAGGGTGATGCCGAGGGTCTTGGCCTGCATACCCTGGATCATCAGCAGCTTGTCGAAGCCCTTCTGATAATCCTCGACCTGGGCATTCATCTTGTCGGCAAGCTCGGCCGGCGGAACGCCCATGGCCTTCGCCATGGTCTCGATGTCGATCTCTTTGTCGATCTCCAGCACGGGGGCCGATTTGGCGTTCTTCCAGAAGCCCTCGCCACCGGCGCCGCTGACCTTCTCCATGGTCATGAGGTCGTTGTAGCCGGGCTCCAGTATCGACCGGCAATGGACAGTGCCGTCCTTCGACCACACCAGTACCCGGTCAGGATGAACGTTGAACTGGCGCGGCTGTTGCCGGCGATCGATGTCGACCGCTGCCTCCGAGAACTGGAACATCTTCGGCTGCCCGTAGGCATCGGACTGCTCGTCCGTATCCCATTCCGACACCGTGAGCTGCCCAGCCCATGCCGGGATCAACTCGACCAGCCCGTCGATTCCACCCGACACCCGATCGACGGGCTCCTGGAACCTCTTGCCGTCGCCGAGGCGCATGATCACGCCGCTGTAGCCGCCGACCATCGAGCGTCGATCCGCCTCGGCGAGGTGCTGCCAGACCCGAAGGTCGGCGAACCGCTTGCGGATTTCCCGCTCCAGCGTGGTTTCGTTCGCGGTGCCCCGCTGGCTGCCGTCACGCTCCTTTTCGAGCAGGAACGGGTTGTCCTGCCACGTCTTCGACGCCGTCTTCTCGACGCCAGCCCGGGCGATGCCGTTGCGGGAGAACATCCCGTAGAGCTGCGTGAAGTCGAGGCTCGCGGGATAGCCGAAGTCGGCATAGTGGTTGTGCTTCGCCTGGGCGAAGAAGCCCGGGAACATCCGATCCAGACTTCGGCTCGCCTGGTTCACCACCAATCGCAGTTTGCTCATCAGCGGTGCCTCGATGTCAGTAGCATGGCGGCCGTCTTGCGTTCGCCCAGCATCAATTCCGTGAGCGCCCACACCAGCGCGTCGGCGCGGTCAGGCGACCCCTCGCCGACGTAGCCGGACGCGGTGAAATTGCACATCTGGTCTTCGAGGTCGGCGAATACGCCGACATGGTGAACCTTGCCCTGCTCATAGAGGGCGCTGATTGGTTCGGCCCGGACGGCCTTACCTCGGCTCGCCACCACCTCTTTGAACGAGGCATGGCGGTCGGCGGTCGCGACCGTGAAGCGAACCATGTCACCGCCGAAGTTGCGCTCGCCGACGATCCTATCTGCTTCATGCCGATGGTAGAGGTCGACAGCGCGCCGCCCCCAGCCCTCCGGGGACATCTGGCAGGTTCCGTCCTCCAAGACGTAGGCGCCGCCGTCCACGCCGAGCCCTGCCACCACGATGCCGATATCGTCACCACCGCCGTCGCCACGTGTGCCCGACGGGTCGACCGCCACCACAATGCGGCGCATCTCAGGCGCCTTGGCGACGCGCAGGCTATCGATGCCCGGCATGTTCTTGCCGTCGGGCGCCTTCCGATCTTCGACGGCCCAAAGGGCGCCGTTGACCTCGCTCGCCCACTCGCCGGCCTCGAAGCGCACCCGCTTGGCGTACGACATCGAGCCCAGCACTTCAAAATATTCGGGCGGCAGGTTCTCGCTGTTG